TCTCGCCATTAAACTAAACTCACGTTTCATAGAAGCATATAATCTTTTATGAATTGCTGACATTGTTCTAGATCCTCTTTCTAACATGGCAACAGTTGTACCAACTGCAGCATTTTGATTACCATCGCCAACTTGTAAATCAGCAATTGATGCAAATCTTTGACCTGCACCAACTACAACACCCATTAATTGTAATAATGTTTGTGATGGTTCTTTAAATGGTAATGGCATGAAAGCATCTCGTAAATTACCACCAGGTGCATCTACGTCTCTAAACTCTCCTGGTTGTAATGGAGCTGCTTCATCTCTTAATTTTATACCACGCATTTTAAATCCTGATGGCTGATTAGAAAAGGTTCCAGCGTCAAGAAGCGATCTTAATGCAGATGTTGCAGTTCTAGATAAACCACCAATCATGTGAATTAAACCAAAACCATAAAAACCTAAACCAGGTAAAAATTTAAAATGTACAAAGTATTGTATCTTAGTTCTTGTTGCATCACCTACTTCATAGTTTCTTCTAATAGATAATACTTCACGTGAACCTTCTTCGATTGTTACAATGTATGGTAACTTAATTCCTGTAGGCTCACCTTGTGAGTTAACATCTTCAAAGCCTTCAATATCTAAATCAACATGGCATTCTAAAAGTGTAAACATATTTTGGTTTTTAGTTTTACTCATGCCATCAAGTTCTCTTTCTTTTTTCTCTGACTCAGTTTCATTTTCTTGACCAGGTGTTAATTCTATATCTCTATAGAAACCACCCACTTGTTGTTTTCTTAATTCATTCTCGGACATTTTAATTACATGAATAATTGATTCCGCATCATCTAATGAGGTAGCTGAATACGGAACAATTAAATCATCAGCAGGAACAAACTTAGATACTGTTCTCTGCATAATATCGTCATAGTAAACTTTTTTAAATGTAGATCCTGAAAGTGGCAAATAAAATAACATCTGATCAAACTCAGATTCATATTCTTTCATCTCTGACATGATTTGATAATTCATAAACTCTTTGACACGTAAAGCCTGTTGCTCTTTGTCAGGAGTTGGTAAACCAATGATTTGTGTTCTGATTGGTCCTTGTGATGGTAATAATTCTTTGTAAGCTAGAGCTTGAAACTGTGTAACAGCTTCTGCTAACACTGGGTGAGTTGCACCCGATGCACCTTTGAATGGTTCAGATTTTTCTTCATACTTAAATCCTAGAAGATCTAAACCATTTGTGTAAGCATGTTCCCAATCTTTTCTACCCGCTTTGTAGTCTGTGTAGTGTGTATATAATTCATGACCAATAGGTCCTAAAACTTCTTCTGGTAATAACTCTGCAAGGTTTGCAAAGTGTTCATCAGTCTGTGGTAAACTTCCAACTTTAGGATCAAAATTTATATCAACACTACCATCTTCATTTGGTTGAACTTCAACCGGTTGATCTGGTTTTTGTTCTTCTTGTAATTCTACTTGTACTTCTTCAGGACTTGGAACGTTTATTGTTTGCTTTACGTTCGGTAAAGACTTGTCTATTTCTGCCATTTATTTTCTCCAGTTTCACTGTCTTAACAGTATTATAGTTAATATTCAACCCCTGCGCATCCGGGCCAGATCTAGGTGGGGGTCCTGATTTTTTACCAATCATATCTTATAATCCTCTGTGTATTCTTGCATACCGATGTCATCTAACCCTACTTCTTCAAAATCATCTGACATCTGTGCTAAATCTTTTGCTCTCTCCTGCGCAGCATAATCTGGGTCAGTTCTTCGTTTGTAACTATCTATAGCCACATCGGGATCTCCTGCATCAAAAGCTTTAACTTGATCTGCAAAAGATAATTCTATACCCATGTCATCTGCTTTTGCTCTTGATTGTAAAACAGCGGCAGGGCCTAAAAGATAACCTAAAGGTTTAATAACTTTACCTGTTGTTTTTAAAACTTTTCCAACTTGTTTTATAATTGATTCTTTTGTAGGAACTTTACCAAAATATCTCCCTCCTATTTTAGTTTGAATACCACCCATTTCCTCAGATAAATTTATTATACCTTGTTTTAAATTTTCTTGAGCTGCTTTTTGACCGATAGTTTTTACTTCTTTTGAAAAAGTTTTTTGTAAATCTCTCTCTTTTAAATTAGCTGCTGTATATGTGTTTTGTGTGTTATAAACGTTAGTAGCTACTCCTTCAGGGTGATGCACTTGAGAAAAACCAAAACCAGGTCTTTTATTTTTTAAAAATTTTTTTGCTAAATCAGAATCAGCTTTTGTTAGAGGTCTTCCTAATCTAGCTTCTAGTTCTTTTAATATTATTTGATCTCTCGCTGCGTTTCCAAATTTTTGATTTATGGCTGCTTGTTCATAAAAACCTTTTACAGCTTTATTAAATTTATTGGGATTATTATATGCAGTATTTATTTGATTTTTAATATCACCTCTAGTGTCACTCCAATTAAAAGTTTTTCCAACATCATTATCTACAAACTTAACTAGTTTCCATGCAGGTTGTCCTTTTATTTTTTTATTCCAATTTATGTTACCTTTTTCCATAGGGAGTTTTCCACCTAATTCAGATAAATCATAAGTTATTTGTCTAGAACCTTGTTGTGCTGCTCGATTTAAAGAGTGCCAAAAGTAAGATTCTACATTGTTACCTCTAGGAAAAGAGCCTTTAAGTTTGATTTTATCTACATCATTAATTAATTGAGTCGCTTTAGCTTTAATTTCTGATTCTGTTTTAAATATTTTTTTAAAATCTTTTCCAAACTTATCTTTAACAATATTCTCTGCTTCTTTTAAACTTCTAAAAGTTCTTGGACCTAGTGAACCAAGTTCTAATCTTCTTTTATAATTAAATGCAACGGTTCCGGTAAATTTGTTTCCTTTGCTTGTTAAATAATTATTTTCATTTAACAGGTCTGCAAATTGACTATCTGTTAATTCAGAATTTAACAATCGAAGTTCTTTAAATTTAGCATCTGTAATTACATTAGGAAATAATTGTGCTCTTGCAATATCATAATCTTTAAGAATAGTTTTAAAATTTTCTTTTGTGTATCCTAGATCTTTTCTAATTTTTCGACCGGCTTTTTCTACTATTAATTTTAAGGTATACGCACCTTTTCTTGATGTTGGAAAAATACCAAGTCCAGGTTTATCTTCTAAAAGTTTTTTAATTTTATTATACTCACTTTTGGAAAGTGTGTCTGTTGTTATAGGCGTCCCAGTTTTAAGTTTAACTCTGCCACCATCTTGTGCATTAAATGGTCTATCTAAATTTTTTCTTTGTAAATACTCTTCGTAGGTTTCTTGTGATGGGTCAAAATCTTTTAGTAGTTCATCCTTAAGTGAACCAGGTTCTAAATCATCTACTAAATCTGCAACCTGCATCTTTGGTTTTGGCCGTAACAAATACGACATCGTCTGATTAAATTCTGATACCTTCATTATAAATTTATTATACCGGCAAGTCCGCCTTTTGCATTTTCTGTTCTATCTGTTGGATCAAAGTCTTCTAATATTTCTTTTTCTCTTAAATCTTTTTCTAATCTTTTTATAGTTTCTTCAACTGGCACTCCTCTTCTTGGATCTTTAGGTATCTCCATATCAAAAAAACCTTCTATCTCTAAAAGATCATCCATAGGTTTTAAATTACGACCCATCTGTTCTGCTTCTATCATTTCCTCTGCAAGATCTTTAACATCTACTATTATCTCTCCAAAAGTTTCATCAAAGACATCTATTGGATCTTTCTTACCAATCTCAATTCCTCTTTTTTCTAATATTCGTCTAGCTAATGTTCTTGTAACTCCTATAACAGGATCTAATGGTCCACCAGATCTTCTAGGATTTTTTAGATTTTCTATACCCATTCTTATATTGTCAGTAGATTCTAGTCCTTCAAACTTCTTACCGGATGGTTTATTTAGAATGTCCATTTGGTCTTTTAACAACTTTTTAGTTTCTTCAAATTTTTTATTAGCTTCAATCTCTTTTTGAAAGAAATCCATTAGCTCATCAGTTTTAGTTACTTCTTTTTGCATTTTTGTTCTAGATAATCTGTCAAATACTCTACCATAAATCTCTACTTGTTGTTTTGGATCTAAATCAAAAAATTCTTTGCCAAATTTTTTTTGTGATAAATCATTTGCTACTAGTTCTGAATCAGTTTTCATGTCTCCACTAAATCCTGGTGATACGTTGTCAATCGCTGCATCAACTTCTTTATCTGTAAATTGTGAAGGAAGTCCAGTGTCACCCTCACCTTTGACAATTTTTTCTAGATCACCCATTGGGTCATCTTTTGATAAATTAAATTCATCTAGTGTTTCAATACCCTCAGTTTTCTTTGCATCTCTAACAAAAGGTAAAACTGTGCCTTCTTTCTTACCAGGTTTACCAACAACTGGTTTTTTAGTTTGTTCAAAAATTCTTTCTATTTGTTTTTTAAGTAGTGGAGTTACTCTGCCAAACTCTCTTTCAGCAGCCTTGATCGCATCAGGTAATTTTCTAATTATACCTGATCTAACAAGATTTGTTAGTGCTAATAAAAACTGTGCCAGTGGTCCCATAATTTTTTACCAATAATATTTATATTTTCTTTTAGGTAGTTTTTCATCCTCATAATCTTCAGGATGATTTATTAAACCACCTTGTCTAAATCTCATGATAGCCTGTGTTGTTGAATCGACCAGGTCATCATGGTCTCCATACGGAAACGCAGCACACTCTTCTACAACCTCTTGAGCGAACTGTTTATCTAAAGGTGCCCATATATTACCAGATTCAAACAGAGGTGCAACAGAATTAACACGTGTATGTTTATCGTTTCCACGGCTAGGAGTAAAATTTACAACAGGTATACCCATCTGCCTTAACTCGTAAGTTAGTGGGAGCCCTGATGCTTTAGACTCGATTAACACAGTTTCTGGTTG